GGCATGATTAAGTCGCAAGCTTACCAGTCCATGTGGCCAATGGCGTTGCGTGACGATGCCGACAGTAAGGCTATGTGGTGGACTGAACACGGCGGCGGCGTATATGCGTCATCAGCTGCGGGGCAGGTTACCGGCTTTCGTGCCGGGCATATGGAGCCAGGCTGGCAAGGTGCGCTGATTATTGATGACCCGGTTAAGCCTGATGATGCTTACTCGGAAATCGTCCGTGACGGCGTCAATAACCGATTTAACGAGACAATCAAATCACGACTGGCGATCGAGACGACGCCGATGATTGTCATCATGCAGCGGATCCACTACCACGACCTGAGCGGCTATCTATTGCGCGGAGGTAGTGGTGAGAAATGGCATCACCTGAACCTGCCGGTGATTATCGATAATAGCCAGTCATACGCTGCGCAATACCCAGAGAACACCCATGCAATACCCATTGACCATGGGCTGCCTGATGGATGGCTCTGGCCGTTTAAGCATAACGAATCGCACCGTGTATCGCTGTTTTCGCACCGGCGCACCGCCGAAGCTCAGTATATGCAGAAGCCTCGACGGTTTAATGCTGAGGGCGCGCTGTGGACTGAGGTGATGATAAGCGCGGCTCGCGAGCTGCAAATTCATTACGATAAGGTTCGAACAGTTGTCGCCATTGACCCGCAGGCAACTAATAGCGATGAAAGCGATGAAACGGGGATTGTTGTTGCCAGTTCATATGGTACTGGCGATAAAAAGCAGTTCTCTGTTGATGGTGATTACAGCGGGAAATATTCACCGGCTGGATGGGCAAAGAAAGCTATATGGGCTTATGAGCAGCATGATGCCGACGCGATAGTTATTGAAACTAACCAGGGCGGCGACATGGCGGAGGAGACGCTCCGCAACGCCGGGTTCAAAGGACGAATCATCCGCGTTCACGCCAGCAAAGGTAAGTATGCCCGCGCCGAACCAATATCAGCGCTCTACGAGCAAGGTCGTGTCGCCAACCATGGCAATCTCTACGTGCTGGAAAACCAGTTGATGGAATATATCCCAACCACAGCCAAGAAATCGCCAGACCGCCTTGATGCGATGGTGTACGCGCTGACAGAACTGAACGGAACTCAACCTGTTGGCATGATGATTCCGAAACGCCTTCAGGGCAGATAACCCAACTACGGACAAGCCATGACTGACAAATTAACTCTCGCCGTCAACCATGCGTTGAACGATGCGCGGATGGCGCGCGCCCGTATGGGGATGCTGGCGCCAACAATGGGGCTGGACAATAAGCGCCATTCAGCATGGTGCGAGTATGGCTTCCCTGAACAGGTCACCTACGAAAACCTCTACGCCCTGTACCGTCGCGGTGGTATCGCTCACGGTGCAGTTGAGAAGCTGGTGGGCAAGTGCTGGCAGACTAACCCGGAAATCATCGAGGGTGACGATGCCGACGAGAGCAAGGATGAAACTGCTTGGGAGAAGAACACCAAAAAGGTTTTCACAAAGCGCCTATGGCGGGCTTTTGCTGAAGCAGACCGCCGCCGCCAGGTTGGACGTTATGCGGGTATCCTGCTGCACATCAATGATTCCAGAACATGGGATCAGCCGGTATTTCGTGGGAAGTCACTAAAAAAGGTTACGATCGCATGGGCTGGATCACTAACAGTCAGCGAGTGGGTTACAGACCAGAAATCGGCAGATTACGGCCAGCCAAAGCAGTGGAAATACGTTGAGAGCCTGCCAAATGGCAGGACAAATCAGCGCTTCGTACATCCCGATCGCGTCTTCATCCTTGGTGACTATTCTAATGATGCTATTGGCTTCCTTGAGCCTGGCTATAACGCCTGCGTCAGCCTTGAGAAGGTCGAGGGTGGTTCTGGTGAGTCATTCCTAAAGAACGCTGCGCGGCAGCTTAATGTCAACTTTGAGAAGGAAATCGACTTCAACAATCTCGCGTCACTTTATGGCGTGAGCATTGACGAGTTGCAGGATAAGTTTAACGAAGTTGCCGGGGAAATGAATCGTGGTAACGATGTTCTGATGACAACCCAAGGGGCTACAGTCGCACCACTGGTCACAGCTGTAGCGGATCCGTCAGCGACCTATAACGTCAACCTGCAAACCTTCGCTGCATCTGTTGATATCCCTGTGAAAGTTCTGGTTGGGATGCAGACGGGTGAAAGGGCAAGCACAGAGGATCAGAAATATTTCAACGCGCGCTGTCAGTCACGCCGCGGCGACCTGTCATTCGAAATTGAAGACTTCAGTGACAAGCTCATCGAGCTGAAAATTATTGATGCTGTCAGCGAGAAGACTGTTATCTGGGATGACCTGAACGAGCAGACTGGAACTGAGAAGCTCGCCAATGCTAAGACCATGGCAGAGATTAACCAGACGTTCCAGGGAAGCGGAGAGAATCCGGCCTTCAGCCGCGAAGAAATACGCACTGCAGCAGGTTATGAAAACGTTGATGAATTTCCATTAGGAGAAGAGGATGGCAACGAAGAAGACGAAGCCACCGATTCTACCGCGTAACTATCAGGATCCGACGGGGGCTGATGCGCTGGAACGCCGGGCAATGAAAGATTTCGCCAGGCGGATGAATAAGATTGGCAAAGCGTACAAATCAGCACTCGACAAAATACCTTCCTCCCTCGCAGTAAACGCCAGATACGAATACCAGCTAAACCCAACATTACTCTCCATCATCCTGAACGATGCCAGTTATCTGGTAGATCAGGTGCTTCTGGATGGTAACGAGTACGACCTGTGGTTTTACGAGTATGTCGATTTGGCGTCAGAGAAAGGAACAGGCCAGTCATTCTACAACCTTAGCCAGCAGTCGCCGGTGTATGCCGCCGGGCGTGAATCACTGGCCTCCATCCTCGCAAGTGACCCATACCAGCAGCGTATGGCGCTGGTGCATGCGCGTGTGTATGAGGAAATGAAAGGCCTGAGTGCAGAAGTAAAGCGCGATATGGCGCGCGTGCTGACTGATGGTGTAGGGCGAGGGCTTAACCCGCTGGATATCGCCAGGAACCTTACCGCACAGACTGGCATTGAGAAGCGCCGGGCGAACCGGATAGCGCGCACTGAGGTTACCACTGCGCTGCGCCGGGCTAAATGGGATGAAGACCAAGAGGCGACCGAACTCTACGGACTTAAAACGCTTCTGGTTCACATCTCAGCGCTGTCACCGACAACCAGACATTCCCATGCAGTGCGTCACGCACACCTTTACACCAATGAAGAGGTCCGTGACTGGTACAGCAAGGATGGCAACTCCATCAACTGCAAATGTAGCCAGCAGTCAGTGCTGGTGGATGAGGACGGTAACCCGGAATACCCGGACACCATCACGAAACTCAAACAGGAATACAAATCGATGCAGGCGCGCGGTTACGCCTGGGCGGAGAAATAACTATGCCTATGCAGGTCAATATCACCACTAAGGTGAATAGCCAGTCTATCCGACGCGAAACGTACAACGGGCGTGAGCACCTGGTGCTGCCGAGCTACACGCTTCCGGCGAACGTCGTTATGAATGGCGGGTTATACACGGAAGATGAAATCAATGCCCACTATCAGGGGCTGGAAGGCACACTGGCCCCGCTGGGGCACCCACAGGTTAACGGCCAGTTCGTATCCGCGTTTTCTCCTGAAGGGATTAATGCCGGTCATATCGGCGCGTGGAACCGCAACGTTAAGAAGTCCGGCAATCGCATTTACCTCGAAAAGTGGGTTGATGTGGCCCGCGCCGGCGAGTCTGAAGGCGGAAAGGAATTGCTTGAACGTGTCGCCGCTATTGAGCGAGGTGAAGATGTCCCGCCCATTCATACCAGTGTGGCGGCATTCCTCGACCAGATCGAACCAAATGAACAGCAGCGCGCAACAGGTGCCGATTGGGTGGCAAAAATCCATAGCATGGACCATGACGCGATCCTGCTTCATGAAGTTGGAGCCGCTACCCCTGAGCAGGGCGTTGGCCTGATGGTTAACGCCGACCTGGCGCAGCCGCTAAAAGCTAACTCTGGCGCGCTGGTGGGCGAATCATACCGGGAGCGAGAGCAACGACTCGACCGGGCAGCCAAAGCAAAGTTTGCACCAGGTGAAAATGAATATGCCTGGGTGGCTGACTTCACTGACTCGCAAGCGGTAATCATCCGTAACGGCGGTAATGCTGAGGTGTTTGGCTACAAGTCAGAGGGCGGAGTTATCACCTTCGACGATACCGGCACCGCAGTTGCACGACAGGAGTCGTGGGTGGCCGTCGTCGCCAATAAACTCAAATCTCTATTCACACCGCAGGAGCAGCCTGCACCAAACCACAAAACGGAGGGCGACATGCCTTTAACCAAAGAAGAACTGGAACAAATCGGCAGCATGATCGGCCAGGCTGTTGCGACCAATACCGAAGCGGCTATTAAGCCTCTTGCTGAAAAGGTCGATGCGTTGCAGGCCAATCAACAGCAGCTCGCTGAAGCCCTGACCGCTAACTCCCGCGCTGAAGAAAAAACTAAGCGTGAAGCGGTTGCGAAAGTCCATGGCGATATCGTCGCCAATGCGCTGTCAGGCGATGCCTTGGACGCAATGTTCAAGTCGCTGGGCGAAGCTGCTCCGCTGGGCGCTAACAATGCTCAGTTGCCGAAAGAAACTGGCGCGCCTGCCGCATCTGAATACTTCAAATAAGGAGCCGGAATAATGGCACGTTATCGTCGCGTCAATATTGACGGTCAGTCTCTGTACAAGACTGAAACCCGTACTACGTCAGCCGCGTTGCTTCCAGGTACTGCGGCAACTATCAACTCATCCGATCAATTTGCTCAGGCCACCGCGCTAACCGGCCGCCTGTACATCATCGATGTTGGTTATCACCAGGGCTTGACCATCACTGAATCAATCCCTGCCGGTGATTCAGCTGTCGGCAACTACGTCGAAGAAGGGCGCGAGTTGGCGTTACGCTGCCTGCCTGGTGCTTACAAGAAAGACAGCCCGATCAAACTGGGAACTGCTGGCCAGTTCACCCTCGCAACCTCTGACACTGATTCAGTGATCGGCTACAGCCAGGATGAATACACCATTGCGGCCAGCACCACCGACTTCATTCGCGTGCGCATGCGCGTTGGCACCGTCGCCGCAGCTGGCGCGTAACAAAAGGACAAACACATATGTACTTCTCTAAAGAGACGCTGGCGACTAACTCCCGCCTCGGCGGGCACTGGAGCGAGCTGTGGGCAAACCGCAACATGTGGAACTTGCAGAACGATTCCATCATTGCGGCTAACCGCTCAATCATGACTCCTGACATGTTGGCCTGTAACGCCGTTGGCGGTTTCTCCCGTGACTTCTGGGCTGAGATTGACAACCAGGTGCTGCAACTGCGCGATCAGGAAGTCGGAATGGAAATCGTGAACGACCTGATTGGCGTTCAGACGGTGCTGCCGGTCGGTAAAACTGCCAAGCTGTATAACGTGGTTGGCGATATCGCCGACGACGTGTCAGTAAGCATCGATGGTCAGGCGCCGTTCTCCTTCGACCACACTGACTACGCGAGCGATGGCGACCCGATTCCGGTGTTCACTGCTGGTTACGGTGTAAACTGGCGTCATGCTGCTGGGCTGAACTCTGTTGGCATTGACCTGGTGCTGGACTCGCAGATGGCGAAGATGCGCAAGTTCAACCAGAAGCGCGTCAACTACTACCTGAACGGCGATTCAAAAATTCAGGTTCAGTCCTATCCGGCGCAGGGCATCAAGAACCACCGCAACACCAAGAAGATTAACCTCGGGTCTGGTGCTGGTGGCGCGAATATCGATCTGACCACTGCTGACATGACCGCGATCTTTGCGTTCTTCGGTAAAGGCGCATTCGGTACCACCGCACGCACGAACAAGGTCGCCGCATACGATGTGATGTGGGTTTCTCCGGAAATCTGGGCGAACCTGGCTCAGCCGTATGTGGTCAACGGCGTTGTAAGCGGAACTGTACTGCAGGCGGTGCTGCCGTTCGCACCGGTCAAAGAGATCCGCATGAGTTTCGCGCTGAGTGGTAACGAGTTTATCGCGTACGTTCGTCGTCGTGACGTGATCTCTCCGCTGGTGGGTATGGCTGTCGGTGTTGTTCCGCTGCCGCGCCCACTGCCTAACGTTAACTACAACTTCCAGATTATGTCTGCTGAAGGTCTGCAAATCACAGCAGACGATCAGGGCCTGTCTGGCGTTGTCTACGGCGCTAATCTGGCGTAAGGAAACAGCGTGGCTAAATACGAAGTGGTGCGCCCATGGTTTGGTGTGAAGGTTGGTGATGTGGTGGAGTTGAAAGAGCTTCACCCGGCGCTGAAGTCAAACGTCCGTCTGATGCGCGGTGAAGCCGGCGGGGAACTCAATCCGGCAACGCCTGAAGGCGGTACCGATAACAAGTCTCGTAAAGAGATTATCCAGCAGCGCCTGACGGAGTTGAATATCGAGTTTAAAGGCAACCTTGGCGCTGAGAAGCTCAGCGAGTTGTTGCCTGATGGCGAACTCGAAAAGCTGTTCCCGACTGAATAACGCCGCGAAAGCGGTTTTTTTACGCCCTGCTTCGGTGGGGCGTTTTTACTGGAGTCGATAATGGTAACTCTCGAACAGGCAAAGGAGTATCTGGAAGGTCAGGGAATTGCCATTCCCGATTTTGTGCTGCAGGCGTTCGTTGATGAGGCGAACAGCATTCAGGAGTGTCTTGATGCGCATTACCCGGCATCTACTGCCTTGCTGATTCAGCTCTACCTGTTAGCGCTGATGGGGCTCGGGAGTGGAGATAAATACATTTCCAGCCAGACAGCGCCCAGCGGGGCATCCCGATCCTTTCGTTACCAGTCATTCTCTGACCGATGGAAGGCATCCGTAAACCTGCTGCGCAGTCTGGATAAGTACGGGTGCGCCAGCGCGCTGATTCCTGCCGATCCAACTGCTGCTCCAGCATTCGCTGGCATTTGGATTGGCAAAGGGGGCTGCATGTGTGGTGGCAACAAATGAAATGGATATCCGTCAAAGAGCGTCATCCGCGGTCATTCGTCCGTGTCTGGGTGATGACTGATACCGGGAAGCAAACCACAGCGTACGTGAAAAGCAATGGTGAGTGGTACATCAACTGCGACCGCATACGCGCCACAGGTGCCGTTGTGCTGCGATGGAGGGATGACTGATGTCATCGGTTGCCAATTGGTCTTATACCGCGACAGCGACAATCTGGCGGCGCATACGCGATGCTGACGGTAGTGATACCGACGGCGGAGGTCAGCCGTACGGATGGGAAGCACCGAGCGCTATTCTCTGCGACTACCAGGGCGGGCTATCCGCGAAAATCGGTGACCTCGGTCGGGAGATCGTGGTTAAAAACACGATATGGACCGAGTATGCAACGGCGCGGGAGGGCGATTACATCCTGATTGGCGCGTCAACCGATGCGGCGCCACCTGATGAAGCTGATGAGATACGGCAGATCATCCAGTTCGCCGACACCTTCGAGCGGCTGGCGGACGATTTCGCACTGATTACGGGAGTCTGATTATGGGCGTGAAAGTGAGAGGAATCCGCCAGGCCAAGGCCAACCTCGATCGCATTATCAAAGACGTCCAGGGGCGTAAGGCCGTGCGCGCAATCCAGTCGGCGATGCTTATCGGTAGCGCGCAGGCGGCGCTTTATACCCCAATCGACACATCGACGCTGCTTAACAGCCAGTACCGGGAAATCATTGCTCGAGGTGTTCGTGTTACTGGACGCGTCGTCTATACAGCAAACTATGCGGTGTTTGTTCATGACCCGGCAGTGCAGCAGACCTTCAGACGTTCAACGGCGAGAAAAGAGTTCTTAACGAAGGGCTTCGAAGATACCCGTAGCCAGATAGACGCTGTGGTTAAGAAGGAGCTTTCGCTATGACACCTCCGATGTATATGCGCCTGAAGGATCTGTTTGAGAGCGAAAGTCTGACTGCTGGCTTTAAGGTTCAATGGCGGCAGTGGCGCGACACCGGGAAGGATGTTGACCAGTTCATCGTATTCCGGCCTTCCGGCGGTACCGATATTACTTATGACCTCGGCGGCGACTGGTATGTGATGGTCGACGTAATCTCTTCGAAAGCTGATCCGGATGCCGCTGACTCCGCGGTTAACGCCATCGTTGAATATATTAGCGCGCAATCTGGAGCTGATGAGTGCGTCGGCGCGCTTCGGCTTGTCGGCAATGTTCCGGCGGCTATACCAACCGAAGAGGGCCGGTTAGTTACCCGGCTGCTTGTTTCATGTACATACGGCGAGTGATCGCCAGATTCACCCATCAGGCTGCCTTCTGGCAGCCTTTTTTATTTGAGAGGTACACATGCAAGGCTGTGCTAATGATTTTGGCAAGCTTATCGGGAAAGTAGCTGTGCTACGCATGGCCTTTGGCTGCCCCGACGCAGTGCCAGCGCTTTCCGAATGGAAGCGTCTTGGCGCTATGACGACCAAGGGAATCGACTATTCGATGAACACCATCAACTCCGAGGCAGATGATGCTAAAGGGCTGGTGGAGAACCTGGTCAACAATATGGATCTGACGATCTCCGGCGAAGGGGAGTTTCGCAAGTCTGACAAAGATAACGAGATCGGCGCGTGGCGTCTGTCGAAGTACATCTTTGACGAAGTTCAGGCAGGCCGTCAGCCTAACCTGTGGGTGCGGTTCGACTTTGCTGGTGAGAACGCCGGTACCTATATCCAGGGATACATGAACACCACTTCATGGTCTGGTGATTTCGGTACCAACGATATCTCCACCTTCTCCGGCGAGTGGAAGGTATACGACGCCGACACCGTTGTATTTGAAGTCGCTGATTCCATCGCGGCCAATGGCGTTGAAGTTACCCCTGCAACTGCATCTCTGGTCGTTGGGGCTACCCAACAACTCAGCGGCGCGGTTCAGCCAACCGATGCGACTAACAAGGCGATCACCTGGACGACTTCGGCGGCATCTATCGCAACAGTCAGTTCAACCGGTCTGGTGACAGCAGTTGCCGAGGGTACCGCGACTATTACGGCTACCACTGCTGACGGTGATTTCACCGACACCTGTGCAGTTACCGTGACTGCCGCGCCGTAATCACTACAAAGGGCGGCGTGCTGCCCTTGATAATGGTTATGGAGAACGATATGACACCTTTGAAAGAGATTGGCGAGTGCCTGATTGGAGCTGGTGGCCGTGAATACTTCTTCCGCCCATCGTTCCGTAACATGACTCGGATCGGCGAGCCAGAACATATCGTCCGCACTTTCTATGCGCTGTTCAATGACGATGTAGCAAAGATGCTTGAAGCGGCGCGCGAAATTCACAGTGCGATACCAGAGCATCAGCGCAGATTTTACGCCCACTATTTCGGTGACGTTTCGCTGCCACGCTGGGCACTTGATGCAGCAGGTTCTGCCGCGTTTGTGCGTGAGGCATTGCTTTCGGCTATTAACGTCATTCAGTCATGCTGTGATGAGGACGTTTCTGAACTGACAGGCTGGCACGAGCCATCACGTACTGGAAAGCGTGCATTTGTATGGCGCCGCGGCGCGCTACCGCCTGAGAACCTTATTCTGATAGCTCAATCACTGATCATGCATGGCATCATCGGTCGGGCAAAGGTTCGTAAATTGCAGAAGCACGAAAGCAAGGAAACGACGCCTGAGTTTCATGCGACTGAATACATCATGGCGGCGCGAAACCATTTCGGGATCAGCAGGGAAGAGGCTGAGAACCTTACTATGACCGAATTTGCCATGATGCTTAACGCCAAATACCCTGACCAGAAAGGCTTCACCAGGGAAGAGTATGACGCCGTTATGGACGATGACGATCGCCGGTGGCAGGAAATGATTGAGCGCGAAAAATCAGCAAAGAAAGCCGCCTGAGATAATAATGGATGTACCGTAATCGCCTGACCGGGCGTAATATGACTCGACAATAAAACTCAGGGGATAAGAGTGAAAAAATTACTGTTGACTTTGGTGATTCCACTGGTTCTGTCTGGCTGTAAGCCTGGCGAGGAAAAGGCTATATCTCTGGCGAAATCTGAGGTTGCTGCAAATCTTAAAGACCCAGCCAGCGCGCAGTTCAGGAACGTAAAAGTATCAAAGATGACTGATGCCGAAGATGGTCATGTCATCGCTGTTGTCTGTGGTGAGATTAACGGTAAGAACGGTTTCGGTGCCTATGCGGGGTTTCATCCGTTCTTCGTTGAGCTGAACATGAAATCGAAAGGGATCTTCTCGAAAGGCGTCGATTATACGCTTGGGGAGCATTTCCTCAGTTCGCGTGACACTACGCCACCGCCAGCCTACGCCGAGCGATGCCAGTAAACTACACGAATGACTAACCCACCGAGAGGTGGGTTTTTTTATGCCCGGAGAAAAGTGATGTCTGAGAAAGCAGGCGAGATTTATTACGACATCGAGGCCGATGTTTCTGGCTTGCTGAAGGCGCAGGGAAAAGCCAATAAGTCACTCGACTCAATCGGCAGCTCTGCTACGAACGCAGCCAAAAAGATGGATGAGCTGCAGACAAAAATCAACCGAGTGGCAGGTGCTATTGCGGCATCACTCGTTGTTGACTGGGGCAAGGCGTTCCTCGTTGCCGCTGACAACATGAGTCAGCTTAACGCTCGCATTGAACGCCTGACAGGCAGCGCTGCGGCTGCATCACAGACGATGCAGAACCTGATGCGTATCAGTTCGTCGACGGGAGGTTCGCTGCAGGACACCACCAAGTTGTGGGAAACCCTCAGCACTGCACTACGCGATACCGGCGCGACGAACGGCCAGATCATTCAGCTCACAGAAACGCTTCAGAAAATCGGGCGCATCGGCGGATCCTCATCCGAAGAAATGGCGAATGCTCTTCGTCAGTTCGGACAGTCAATTTCATCCGGCACAGTCCGGGCGGAGGAATTCAACTCCATTCTCGAGCAAATGCCGGAACTGGCGCGCCAGATTGCAGCCGGGATGGGTGTAAGCATCGGAGAACTTCGCCAGTTGATGCTGGACGGGAAGCTTTCGGCAGAAGATGCACTAAACGCGATCCAGAAACAAACCGGTTCAGTGAATGCTGAGTTCGAGAAACTCCCGCGTACGCTTTCTCAGGCTAACACTGCACTCACCAACTCATTCCTGTCGATGATCGACTCCGTTAACCAGGCGACAGGTGCAAGCTCTGGTATGGTGGCTGTGATTGATTCATTGACGGCTGCACTCGATAGGCTGGCAGGGAAGGCAATTTCTGCAGATGCTCAGATCGCTGATCTAAACAGCACTGCTGAAATGTTTACGCGCCGGGCCCGCACCTGGTCATGGCTTGGGCTCGACGGATGGGAGGCGCAAAACAAAGCGCTGGCTGGGTTAAGCAATAAAGCCGCCATGCTGGTTGGCGATCTGGCTGCTGTAACCAAAGCATCACAGACCGCCGCCAATACCAAGCCCATTGAAATAAAGACCACTGCAACGACTACTGGGAGCAAATTGAAAGGCGGAGCGTCAGCAGCTCAGAAAGAGGCGGAGCAGTACGCTAAAGCGCAGGAGACTGTTAACCAAAAACTGGATGAGTTGCGGCAGAAAGCAGAGCTGTCAGCCGGGAGTGTTGGTGAGCTATCTCGAGCTCAGGCCGTGCTTAATGCACAGCAATCACTCGGTAACACAGCCACGCAGGAACAACTTCTGCTGGCCGGGCAATTGGCAGGTAAAGCCTGGGACAATGCCAACGCATTGCGTGAGCAGGCTAAGGCTGAACGGGAGCGTACTGAGGCTGCCAATAAGTTCAGTACCATTCAGGGAAAAACCAGCAAAACTGCAGGCCTGGACAGCCAATACCAGAAAGACATCGCCGACATAGATCAATATGCCCAACTTTACCCGCAGAAGATAGGTGAGGCAGAGGCGGCGCGTGCGGCTATCGAACAGCAATACCGGGATCAGCGTAATGCAGCGATGTGGGAAGAGTGGGCGCAGCAGAATGCGGCGACGCAAGCTGCAGCTGCGGCTTTCGATTCTCTTGGCTCCGTCGCCAGTAACGCTCTGACCGGAATTGTCACCGGAAGTATGTCGGCCAACGACGCAATGCGCAGTATCGGAATGACAGTGTTGAACAGCGTGATTAACTCATTCGTCCAAATGGGCATTGAGTGGGTTAAGTCGGCCATCTTAGGACAGTCCGCCACTACTGCTGCAGTAGCTGCATCAACCACAGCACAGGTTGCCGGTATTACCACGCAGACAGCAGCCAGTACAGCGGCGGCGGCCACGACCACGGCGGCATGGACACCGGCGGCCATCATGTCGTCTATCGCGTCGTGGGGCGCGGCAGTGGCAATTGGTGTCGGGGCTATGGCTGGGGTCATGGCGCTGGCCGGCAAACGCAAGAACGGCGGCCCTGTATCTGCAGGTGGAATGTATCAGGTCGGTGAAGGTGGGATGCCGGAGATTTACCAGGCCAGCACTGGTAAGCAGTACATGATCCCTGGCGATAATGGCAGGGTGATCAGTAACAAGGAAATGAATGCGGGAGGTGGTGGTGGAGTGGTGATAAATATCCAGAACTACTCGTCTTCATCTGTCGATGCGCAGGCTGGTACTGACGCTAATGGTGGAGTGACAGTGGATGTAATCGTCGCTGACCTGAATAACGGTGGGCCTATCAGTAACGCCATAACAAGCAACATGAACGTGAAACGTACGCCGAGAGGGCAGGGCTGATGCCAATTATCGACTATCCCGACTGGCTGCCGCTGGCGCAGAAGGCCAGCAAAAACATGACGCTCGATACCGGGTTCCAGACCGATCAGCCAGCGGTTGGCCCGGCCATCTTTGAGAACCAGACCGATGACCTCAAGGCGACATGGTCGCTTACGTGGATCTTCACCCTGGCAGAGGAACGCGCATTCCAGCAGTGGCTGCGAAGTCCTAACTATCTCAATCGGGGTCTGAACTGGTTCCGGATGAATATCAATCTGGGAGGAAGTGGCCTGCAGTTGCAGGAGCTTCACTTCACGAAGATGCCGGTCCAGACCAGCATTGACGGCGGAGTGGTGACCTGGACGGGAACTGTTGTTGCCAACCACCTGTATAACGCTGACGACGAGTTCGACGACATCATCGTTGAGTTGCCGCCGCCATGGGATACGTGGCTGGATATCGTAGTGACGGGTTATCCGGACGGGAGAGATCCGGAATCATTGCCGAGGGTGCCGTAATGCCGAGCTTCAGAGAGTACAAGCAGCAGCGTCCGACGCGCGGCCTGTACGACACCATCACATTCTACCATCCATCATTTGGCTATGTCCGCATGGTCAATAAGCAGTTCTTTCCAAAGGTGCTCGGCGGCCAGACATTCACGCCTGCGCGATTTGAAATCGAAGAGAGCCAGCAGAGCGGCACACCGGTGATTGATGCTACGGTGAAGTTGGGGAGACTGTCGTCGGATATCAAAACGTTGATGAAGCAATGGAAAGGGTCTGACAGACTAACCTCGATTACAGCCATGCGACAGATCTTCGACAGCGGAGATGTTTCTGCGCCGATTAAATCCTGGCAGTTATACGTCAAGACTGTGGATATTGACGCCGACGCCGCATCAGTAACCCTTTCTGTAACCAATCCGCTGAATAACAACATAGGGAGACTCTATGACCCAACGGAATACACCGGCCTGCAGTATCTCTGACTTTATTGGAAAGGTTATCGGCGTTCCGTGGGCTAACCGTGCTTGCTCGTTCGAGAGAGTCGATTGCTGGGGGTTGGTCGTGCTGTATTACCGGAATGTGCTAGGTATCGAGCTGCACCAGACGCCGGACTACGAAGCCGGTGCTGACTTTTTTACCTGCTATCAGGGTGATGTAGTTTTCTGGCGCCGGGTCGATAAACCGGCCGAGGGCGGGATATTTGTCGGGTACCGCGGCGCGCAACCAACGCATGTTGGCCTGGTGCTTAACAGGCAGGTGCTGCACTCACGAGGTGAGAACGGAAGCGTGCGTATGGACTCGTTGCTGGTCATTCAGCGGGCATTCACCAAAGTGGAGTTCTTCGAATATGGCACTGGTTGAAATATCGAATTTTCCAGGAACGCCTAAGCTGCATTGCAGGGTGCCAAACGGCACCATTTTTTATGACTGGCTGGCAGCCAATGACGCTACCTTTCACCGTGATCTGCTGATCGTCCGCAACGGCGTCAAGTTGGACGACGATGACGAGCTGGCGTTTGAGCTGAGCGAACTGGATAACATCCAGATATTCGACCAGCCGAAGGGTATTGTTGAAGATATTCTGAGCCCTATTTTTAAAGTAGTAGGGCAGGTGTTTTCGTTTCTGGCACCAAAGCCAGCCATCGCAAATACTGGTGGTAATACTGTTGATTCTCCTAATAATAGCCTGACCGGTCAGACAAACACTGCGCGCGTGTATAAGGCTAAGCCTGATATCTACGGTCAAGTCCGTTCATTCCCGGATCTGATACAGGAATCAGTATTTGAATATGTCCGTCAAAACGATAAAGACGGCGGCCTGAAGTATGTCACCGAGTGGATGTGCATTGGGATCGGAAGATACGATTACGAGTCTGTGCGCTACTCAGAGTCTAGTCTCGGCTCGCTGGCCGGTGCTGAGTATGAATTTCATCAACCCGGTGAAGTTATTCCGCAAATCGTTGAGGGTTATGGCTTCGATGACGTCGACGGACAGGAAGTTCCAGGCCAGAACGAGGCTGATGATTTTCCTGTCGAGACGGCCACTGCCAACACAGTTGTTAGTGGTACGTATTCAGGCGGACAGATAGCCATGCAGATCGTGAAACAGGCTGAATTTGATTACTTCATGGAGCTGGTTCTGCCACATGCAGTAACATTCACCATCAATGTCACATACAACACTGCATCAGGTAGCGTTACCACAGATGCCACGTTCTCAGGGACTTTAATCTCGGCGGTAGAGACGAATGACGGCGCAGAGATTAACCCAGTGAGCTGGTACACGTTTACGATGAACCAGCTTGATGGGCCACAGGATATTCCCGCTACAGCGACCATCAACACCACGACGTTCATTCTGAACGACAACGAAGCGCTGGTTGTTGGTCCATTCTTCTCACCAGTTGAGTCATCACAGCTCTGGCTGCACACGCAGTCGAGCCTCGGGGGGAAAAAGCAGACTAACTGGAAGGTCGTTATCTGGAAAATCGACGACAATTACAACCAGATACCGGGAACCACCGAGACTTTTACCTATTACCAGGGAACACCGCACGACCATACCAGCGAAGTGTTTTACCGCACCGATAAACTGACTCCTGCAGCCGGGTTCGGCAAGTACGCAATCAGCTTTCAGCGTACGGATAACTCAAGTGACGCGTCAGTCCTGAAGGTTGAAGAGATCCACGCCATCAACATAAGGACAAACGTGGTTCACCCTACAGACACTCTGGTGCGTGTGAAGGTGAGGGCGACGGAGAACGCGCTGGGAAGCCGCGACCGAAAATATAATGCCCTGGTCACCCGTCGCACTATTACGTATGACCTCAGTACACAGGCGGTGGATTACACGCTACGGCCGTCGCGTTCTTTTGCTGATGCGGTGGCGCATACCTGGCTAATCATGGGGGGGCAGCCTGTCGGCAGTATTGACCTTTACGGATTGTATTCGATTGCTGAGAGCTTGCCAGATAAGCGCCTGGGTTACTTCGACTATACGTTTGACGACGAGAACGATTCACTTGGGGATCGCGTGCAGGCTATCTGCAATGCAGCATCAGTGGTGGCGTACTGGGATGATGGCGTGCTGACATTCACCAGAGACCAAAAGGTTGATTACCCGGCCGCCGTATTCAACCGGGCAAACATGAAGACGGACGAGTACAAAATGACGTACGAAGCTACGCTGCCAGGTGGTTATGACGGCGTGCAGGTGTCATACGTTCATCCCACTACGAACAACAAGACGTACATCAACTTCCGCGTGCTGAATGGCGTCATCGTTGAACAGGAAGCGGAAAACCCGAACAAGCTGGAGATAGTTGGCTTCCGTAATGAGTATCAGGCTCGTGAGCGCGCGCTGCGCGAAACAAAGCGCCTGATTTACTCGCGAACAAAGATGAACGCCAAAGTTTTTGAAGACGGGATTATGCAGGTAGGCAGTGTCGTACAAATCGCGGACATATACGACAGCAACCAGCAGCAGGGCTATATCACCGGCCGTACCGGGAACGTCTTTGATACCAGTGAACCGATCAGCTTTGCCGGAGATATGTATGTGCTGGTGACCGACAACCTGGGTAACCCGACTCTGCGCTATCCGGCTACGGCCCGCGCTGACACGAAGTACGGATTCACCGCAGCAATACCAGACATTTCACTGAATATCTGGAATGGAGACACGGTGCAACTACCATCGCGCTACATCATTGCGACAGTAGAGGAGTTGGACAGTCAACTATGGACAGTCAACAGCATCAAGCCGAACGCCGATAACACAGTATCGCTGACGGTCTCGGAATACAGCGACGCTATCTACCAATAACGACCTTCCACGACTAACCAGACCCGGCCAATGCGCCGGGTTTTTTTTGGAAAAATTATGGCCACGACACCTACACAACTTCCTGTACCGAGTGAGACTCCGCGCGATCTGAAATTTAACGCCGGTAAAATTGATGAGTTTGTGACGAGTAATGTGCATTGTTACACCGATAGATTCGGGAAAAAGCACATTACAATGGCTGGAATGCATGCTGAGTTTGATGCTCAGCTCGCCAGTCAGGAAGCGCGCTTCGATGCTTTCATTGAGCGATCTGGCTACCAGGTCATCGGTGATTATGCCGATGGCCCACTGACTATCACCGAGTACAATCAACTTATTCGCTATGGTAACGAACTGTGGAAACTTACGGCCGCTACTGATTTACCATACACCACTGCAGGAACTACTGATGAAACATGGAATGCGACTGACTCTTTGCATTTCGTTTCTGTCGGGGATGCCGCTCTTCGCCAAAACCTGGGTTCAGGCGAAGATGGGATGGGGATGGCCTTAATTGCTTTGCTTAAAAAAGGGAATCTCTTTGATTTACTAGGCGAATGGACAAGTCCGGAAGCGTGGGGAGCAATAGCAAATGATGAATCGAAAGCTCATCATAATTCCTATTGCTTCTTCCTTATGTTCGAAAATTTGCGCGAAAGTGGCGGCGGTGTTGTGCAGTTTAAGCCTCGATCTGTTTATCACCTCGACTTCGTCAACTTCATTCCTGGCAATGTAACTATCCATGGTAATGGGGCAAAACTTATTTTTTTCAATCCAACCTCCGCGTATGGCCGTGGTGGTCTTATTATTGGCAGTTCTCGTGAATTTAATTACGAATCAGCAAAAGATGCTTATAACTCTGGCACTTATCCAACTTCTATACTAAACACCAGTGTCGTTGACCCAGTACAAAAACAGTATTTAAGAGATAATCAGCAATTTGTTAAGGCTGACACGGTCAGTATCGATAATTTAATCATTGAAGCAAAGTTCACATCAGAGACCAGTTGGGGCGGTTTTGCGATTAACTGTGTCAATGCGCAAAACGTAAATATCAGTAATATTTATACTATAGGGTGGACTGAGAGTGTTAATGCTGGCTCTGATGTTCCTCCCAATACTCCATCATGCCACAACATAAAAATACAGAACCTGACTGTAATTAGAGGCGATATTGTCCGCACTTATTATGCAGGTTTCTTTTTTGCTAACTCCACAAGTTGTGAGATTTCAGGGGCTGTGCTTGAAACGCCATTAACTGACGGATCTGGAAATGGTAGCTTTGGCGCAACAAACTTTACCGAAGACTGTGTTATTCGTGATATTTCAGTACCATCGCTCGGGCGTACCGCTTCATCAGAGGGTATCCTCATTAATAATTCGAAGGGATGTCTGGTTGAGAATATAAGAGTTGGAAATGCTAAGTCAGCAGTATCAACATTTTATACCGATACTTCCATGAATGATGCAGCAAGACCAAATATTTTTGATAGTATAACAGGAGTAAATTGCGATCAGGTTCTTGGTGTTACAGGGAAGTATGGTATTTTTTCCAACGTAAAAACTTACAACTGCAATCAGGAATTGCTTTTCAGGAATAATAATGCCTCTAACAACATCTTCAAAAGCAAGCCTCAATCTATAACAATTGGCTCATCAGCTAGTAATCTTAAGTACTGGTTTTTGATTAACAATAGTATTGATGGATGGCGTAGGGTTTATACATGGCTGCGTCCTCTTGATATTCTCCGTACTCCATTTTCATCATTGTCATCATGGAATGCTAATAACTCGGTAAAATTCAATAACGGGGTATCAGCAAGTTTTTTATATAAAATTCCGGATGTAGTAACCGCTGTATCAGGATTTACAGTCTACGGAGATTTTAGCTCAGGCGCGGCGGCAGCAGCAGTAGATTCCGTATGTACAGTTGATGTCATCTCCATGTCTGCAGTTGATGGGAATCAAACGCCGCCAGAGGTACTGTTAACGGCATCTGTTTCTGCAAAATCAAACGGTGATGGAATATGGTCATTAACAAGCAATGCGCAATCATCGGAGCCAGGATATTTGCCACTGGAAGGTTCATCGGTTGGTGTTGATAATACAATGTACTTACGTATTACATATACCAATGGAGTGGCTAATAACACCCTTAAAGAAATTGGGCTAAGAATATACAAGGTATAAAATATGAACGGTACAGAATCGAGAAAGGCTGATTGTTTATATCGTGGAATTATTGAATATTACAGCAACATAAGTGGTATCGATATTACACTTGGGCAGATTACTCAACGCGATAATTTTATAACGAAAAGTGCCATTGTCTGCGACGACTCTCTGGATGGACAGGTTATGTCACTTCAGGAAGAGTATATTGCCGCTGATGGTAATATGTTAGAGCAGAAGGGAATAATTGAGGAGGCGATCGAGTTACTTAGCAATTAAGTGACTAACCGTATGTGGCAATTTTAAATGCAGGGCAATTTAACGCCCTGCCGTATTGCTAATTTATTGGTTCATACTTATCAGACAGATAGGTGAAAATCTTTTTCCCTTTATCAGTGAAAGTCCCATCTTTATCCAGCAGATTATATCTTTTGAAAATGGTTATTGGCGCGCCGATTAAGTAGCCGGCTTCAGTTAATCGTTCAATGTCACGTGGTATGTAGTCCCAATCAGTAAAGTTATAATCTTTATTACCATTTTTCATGTGGTATTCAAAGTAGTTTTGTACCGCATCTAATACGCCATCATCAGGCTTTAAATCTTCATTAAGATCTTCAATGAAAACGTCAAAGCTGTAACCTGCCTTAGGCTTAATGGCGCATACATTAACTTTTTTATTCATTTTATTCCCTATTATGTTTATATTATACAAAAATCTTGTTGGAGCATCTTGAGTGAAATGATGGTACTTTTAATATTGCTAATAATTCGAATTGCAAATCATTATTTCGCCATCATTCTATCCGGAGTTACCCTCAGCTAAATGTTATAGACTATATATTTAATATTGCAAATAAAATTGCATCGCACTTCATGTTGCGAGTATGTAGATGTGTCTATGGCATCTCTCCTGCTGTAACTTTTCATGGGCATCATCAAATGCAACATATGATTACCGAACCTTTACACGGCGCTGGGTATGAAGCAATAAGAAAACGTATAGTAATCAGTATGGATAATCCATTTCGTAAAAGCTGATCTTGATCTTTGCTATTTGCAAAACTACTGTATATAAAAACAGTATTGTCGGAGAGGATAGGATCATGTGTCTGCAACAGCCCATCTACGAAGTTACGGGTATAAGCCAGTTTGCAACATTCGTTGATACACAACGAGGCATCGCCGTAGTTGAGCGCTCATCATCGCCGTTAGCATCAGCGGTTTTACTTATCTCATATTGCGGGGTACAGCAGTTTGCGCGATTCCTTGGAGGATCTCTCATTACGGAGGACGGCGACGCTATTGAAGGGGATATGTTAGCGGATGCTGAGCTGATAGGAGTGGTAACTCACATCATCAGCAAAGCTGGTTTTGATGATTGCCCGGTGATGTGATGTTTGCGTTGGTTGATGTGAACAGCTTTTATGCAAGCTGTGAAACCATTTTCAGACCGGATCTGCGAGGGAAACCAGTTGTCGTATTGTCTAATAACGATGGTTGCGTGATAGCGCGTTCTGCCGAAGCCAAGAAACTTGGCATTAAGATGGGGGATCCGTACTTCAAATGCAAAGACCAGTTCCGCCAGCATGGAGTGGTTTGCTTCAGTTCGAACTATGAACTTTACGCGGACATGAGTAACCGGGTCATGACGACACTTGAGGAAATGTGCCCCCGGGTAGAGATCTACAGCATCGACGAGGCATTTTGCGACCTCACTGGTGTTCGTAATTGCCGTGTGCTGGAAGAGTTCGGACATGAATTAAAAGACACTGTTTACCGCAATACCAGGCTTCCGGTCGGAGTGGGGATCGCACAAACAAAGACGCTGGCAAAACTCGCCAATCATGCGGCGAAAACATGGAAAGCCACTGGCGGAGTAGTTGACCTGTCGAATGTGGAACGGCAGCGCAAACTAATGGCTTTACTTCCGGTGGATGAAGTGTGGGGTGTTGGCCGCCGTATCAGCAAAAAGCTTGAGGTTATGGGGATAAAAACTGTCCTGCAGTTGGCTGATACGGATATCCGCTTTATCCGTAAACACTTTAACGTGGTGCTTGAGAGAACCGTGAGAGAGCTGCGCGGCGAGCCATGCCTTGAGCTGGAAGAGTTTGCGCCAGTGAAACAGGAAATAGTCTGCAGTCGGTCGTTTGGGGAGCGCATTACCACCTATGAACAAATGCGCCAGGCTATCTGTTCATATGCGGCCAGAGGCGCAGAGAAACTTCGTGGGGAGCATCAATACTGCCGACACATATCGGCGTTCGTGAAGACGTCGCCGTTTGCGCTGAACGAAAAATACTACGGTAACAGCGGATCCATTAAGTTACTGACGCCAACGCAGGATAGCCGGGATATCATCAATGCCGCGGTAAAGTGTCTGGATGCGATATGGGTCGACGGGCACCGGTATCAGAAGGCGGGGATCATGCTCGGTGATTTCTATAGCCAGGGTGTCGCCCAGTTGAACCTGTTTGACGAGAATGCGCCAAGGCAGAACAGCGAGAAACTAATGGAAGTTCTCGACCACCTCAACGCAAAGGACGGGAGGGGAACACTCTATTTTGCTGGGCAGGGGATCCAGGCCACGTGGCAGATGAAGAGAGAAATGCTCTCACCTCGCTATACAACCCGCTTCTCTGATTTGCCGGTCGTCAGGTGATTGGCTCGATTAGTTCGGCGCCCTGATTCTTCACGTTACCTACGGCGCGCGTCACAGCATGCCATATAAACTTGTCTGCGGGCACCGTACCGTCCGCAGCTATCTCTTCGGCCTCTTTCCCTCCTATATCCTGTCTCATCCATTCCCTGGCTGCTTCTGGTGAAAGTACCAGCGGCCGGCGGTCGTGAATGTCTACCAAACCTTTATCTGCAGCCGCGGTAACAATCAGAAAGCCTTCTGCTTCATCTCCACGTTCAAACGGAGTGCTTCCGATTGCCGCCATGAATATCGGTTGGCCATCGGCACGATGGATGAAGTAGGGCTGCTTCTTGTCGCCTTCCTTCTTCCATTCGAACCAACCATCAGCAAAGCAGATCGCCCGGCCATGTTTCCAGAGAGGTTTAAACATTCTGCTGGTGGCCGCCGTTTCGACGCGTGCGTTAATCAGAGGCGGTTTATCCCACCAACCTGGCGCATAACCCCAGAAGACAGGATCGATATGTAATTGTTCGTCGCGTTCGCTCAGAAGCAAAACTTTGGTACCGGGCGCGACGTTGTATCGTCCAATCGGCTCCGGGTCATATGCGATGTCGCGATCGGCTTCATCGGCAAGATAGGAAAGATAATCTTCACGGGTCATTGACTGGGAAAAGCGTCCGCACAT